ATTTCTTGATAGTTAGAATATAGAGGATTGTCTGGTAGTGGGCCTCCCATATCTGTCGCGCTTAAGAAAAAGTCGTTATCGTAATCAAATCGTTTCCCGTATAATATAAAATTATTTGGTTGTGAGGAAAGTATATTAGTTGTAGTTTGATATATTTGAGTTAACGTGCCTGTTGTCGCATAATAAAGATTTGTTATTTCTGGTATAGCTGAAATTGTTACTGTTTCAGAATATGCACTAGGTACACCACTATCGTAGCTTGATAACGCGCCGTATCCCTGCTGTGTATAGGATGCATTACTTACAACTTCATTACTATCTAATGGTGAATAAATTCTATTTGCGAGATTAACTGCGATAAAGTTATTGTCTATTTTATAGATATTACCTTTTGTATCTTTTTGCTCTGGAAACAACCATCCTTTAATAGTAAATGTAGTATCAACTGTAACTCTAAATTTATCATTATACGTAGTATCTGTTGGTGTACTATACACTAGATTACCATCCCATAAAACCTCGCTTCTTATTTCTTGATCATAACTAAGTCCATATTCTGCTGGTATCTTCCAAGATAATATTATATACGGGTTGTTATATGGGACAAAATTAGATATAATTTGGTCTATATCTTGCATATATCTAGCTAGTATTGACATACTAACTTCAAGATTCACTGGGACCGGCATTAAAAAATTCGCTGATGCTTTTGGATCATCTTGTCTTTGTGTTGGTATATATGTTGGTGCTAGCTTATTAAACACTCTATCATTATCGCGGGTAATTCCTGTTAAGTTAATTGCAACCGCTGGTAATGTTATGTTTTGAGCCTTATTGATAATATCATACATCACCCTTTGCTTAGGTGCAAATACATATCTTACTTCAATATTACTCTTTCTTTCTCTATCTTTATTATATCTACTTATAACCGTATCATCAAACGCTGCCACAAATTGCGTTAAAAGATTTTTTATTTCAAAATGAAATGCTCGGTTTTTCATACGTACTTATATATTTATTACAAAAACCTGTCGATGAAATATTTCGGCAGTTTATGCCTGTTATTTACAACGCTTTCTACTATAGCCCCGTCTAATATATAGGTTACACAATAATCCTTTTTCGATCTTACACCCCGTCCACATGATTGAATTAACGAGCATAGCATTTTATTAATATACCAATTGAAGTCATCGTTCATTAGCTTTTCAATGCGCTTATCTTTCGTTGGTAAATAGGGAGCTTTAATAATAATTTGAAATCTAGCTAAATCATCTTTCAAATCAACGCCGTGTGACATAGATGGTGATATTAATACTGTAGGGCTGTTATTCTGTAAATGTTGTTCTAGCAACATTTCATTACGCACTCCGGGCTCTCTAATTAAAAATCTTGAGCCATTTAACTTGTTTGATAAAAATTCAGTAATAGTATTGTTTCGTGTATGAATAATACCTTTATCATTTTTATGGAACTCACAAATTTCTTTTATTTGATCTACTATTTTAGGTAGACTACGCTTTAAGTTATGGTAGTTTAATTTAACTTTTGTATTGCAATAGATGGGAGCATTTTTTGGATCGAAAGATGACTCGGCTTCAACATATTTAAACTTATCTATACCCAAACTCTTACAGAAATTTGAAGGGTCTATAACTGTCGCCGACATTAGAATTACTTTATCTGCATATTTAAATAAATGATTAGAGAGTTTATTAACTTTTAGTGGCATAAAGGTAATACCATCTTTACTTGTCTCAAAAAGATACTCACTATCATTCCAAGTTTCAATAATTAAAGAGAGTTTAGAGTGTAGATTTCGTATACCTATTAGTTGTTTTCTTGTCTCAATTAGAAATTTTTTATTATTAAGAGTGTGGGTATTAGCACTGTTAATAACATCACGAAGTTCATCTTTTTTATCACTTAAATCAAGCAATAAATTACTAATCCATTTTATGACATTTACATTATTTTTAGAATAAAACGGTCTAACTGGCATATCCATTCTAGTCAGCATTTCAAAATTAATATTACAAGAAAATTCTTTTACTAATTGATCTTCTAATTCTGCCGCTTCATCACAGATTAGATATTGTCTCTTTTTTACATGACACGGTAACGAGAAAAACATATTATAATTTAGAGCAGTAAACCTATATGTTAAAGCATCTCTACGATCATTATGATATGGGCATTTATGTCTCCGCCTGTGATCTTCTAATATGTTTTTAGGTATAATTAATGATTCTAGTTCAACATCAATATTTGAATCAATGGTGCTAATATAGTTACTCTTGCCTTTTAGTACAGTAACATCACTAAATAGATCCTTATATTGATCTTGTAGAGCTTTGGTTATTGTAAGCGCAGCGGCGCCTCCTGGGTGTTCATCTTCACATTCTTCTTCGTGAACATAAGATCCTGTTTGATCTATTTTAAATGCTGTATAGGATGTTATTAAATCTTTAAAGTTTTGTGACGGCTCTCTTGAAGCATTTGCAAGAGTTTTTGATATAAAGCTTTTACCTGATCCTGTAGGTGCATTACACACAACAAATTTATAACCGTCGCTAAAAGCTTGATCAATATTCTTCAGTAGCTTTACTTGCGCGGAGTTGGGTGTGTACTCTTTTGGAAAATGCTCTAATAAACCACCTATCACGCTTTATTATAACTAAGTTGTTTCGGAAGGCAATATATATACAAGACTGTCGTATAGTTTTGACTTTGAAGAACTATCTAAAAATTTAACTCTAGTTATTTGCTTGTTGGGAATAAACGAGCTTAAATGATAATTAAGTATACCAATAGCATTATCTCTTTGTAGTTTATAAGGATATGGTATTTCATAGTTTTTATTAACCCCGTTAATTTCTAACGAAAAATTAATATAATATTGCTTAATTTGAAAGATTTTTAATTTACCCTTCTTTAGAACTTTTTTATCTGTTCTTATTACTATATCTTGCAACAAAAACGGTTTTAAAAAATTTGTAACTTTTTCTAGACTTACATTCATGAATTCATAAAATTTAATTTTTGTTCCGAGGACATTGGGTATATATTTTCGTTAAAGTAAATCCAGAAATCATCATTAGCAGGTATTTCTTGAATGAGATCACATTGGTTGCAATTTATATTTCTATAATCTTGCATAAGTATGTCCCAGGCTACAGCAAGATAATCTGGTCCTAGATAAGGCTTTGGCGGGCCTTTAGGTGCAAAATAGTTTAATGAAATTCTACTGTTTACAGAATTTAATAATTCTTGCGACTTAGTACATAACATTCTCCTAGTTGCCGCTTGTCCAGGCTTTACTATTCTACGCGGAAATCTTATTTCACATACGTTATGTTGTAGAAGAAGATCAAGAGCTGTTTTTTGTATTAACATTCTTAAGTTTGCAAATACCAAACATTCTTTCTTCGTTCAAGAAAACACCCCTTTTAACTTTACCTCTACCGGTAACGTTAACACCGTTAAGAGTGACGCCCATGTTATTTGGGAAGATAACTATATCACCTTCTTTAGTATATTTTGCGTCCGGGCCCGTTAAAATAACCTTTCCTTTTCTCCACGCCTTGTTTATAGCGTTTGACGGTACAACAATACCGCCCCTCATTACATCACCATCATCAGACTCATCAACGTATTCAATTAATAGAATATCATCAAAAATAAAATTTAATTCATAATCATCAATTCCAAAATCGCCTTTATCTGGGTTTGATAGATCTATTAAACTTCTTGTAGGTGCCAAATTATCAATACTTGCCATCGCCATATGGCTATTTAGATAAAACTTTATCTAATTCAACGTACTGTAAAATTTCTCTAGTGGAGATGTTTTTATTTTTAGCGACAACGTATAACCCTTCAATCTCGTCTTTGTCATTTTTCTTCTTTTTAATGTATGTTATACGCTTCCATTTTAGTCTTGGTATAAGGTAATAATACAGTTTATAGGCTTCTTGCTTATCGTCAAATATACTTCCAAATCGATTTAGGGTTTCATTAACAAAGCCTGGAAGTTCCGTATTATAAAAGGAAAGCCACCTATTAAAAAGGAACGGCACAAAGGCTTGATCCCCTTCTGCATCTAGCTCACCAGCTTT